TTTTGATAACTTCTATAAACATTTCTCAATATCAAAGTGCCTGATGCGTCAGACAACGCTGAGAGAACGGAAGGGCTAAAGGAAGTTCCAAAGTAAACACATTAATCTAAAAGGAAACTCATGGCTAACGCTACAGTCTCACGTTTAGGTTTGGTTAATAACTCTGGTACTGGTTATGATGCACTTTTTCTTAAAGTCTTCTCAGGAGAGGTTCTGACTGCTTTCTCTGAAAATAATGTTTTCAACGATAGCCTTCACACCGTCCGTACAATCAGTTCTGGTAAATCAGCACAGTTCCCTGTAACAGGTACAGCTACAGCAGCGTATCACACAGCAGGTACTCCTCTTGTTGGTGCTAACCAAATCTTAGCTAACGAAAAAATCATCTCTATTGATGATCTTCTAATTGCACAATCATTTGTTCAACAATTAGATGAGCTTAAGAATCATTATGACGTAAGGTCGATTTATGCTACTGAGCTAGGTAAGGCACTTGCCAAAAGATACGATCAAAACGTAGCTAAAACTATAGCTAATGCGAGTCGTGCATCTACTACACTTACAGGTGGTAGTGGCGGTACAGTACTTACACTTGCTAATGGTAATACTGCTTCAGCAGACGTAACAGGTGATGAGATAGCAGCAGCTATTTATGACATTGCTCAAGCGTTTGATGAAAGAGACATTCCTACAACAGATCGTTTCTGCATCTTACCTCCAGCCGAGTACTACAAATTAGCTGAGTCTGCAACAAGAACAGTTGATGTTGACTTTAACCCAGGTGGTAATGGTTCATTTGCTTCAGGTAAAGTACAAATGATTGCAGGTATTCCTGTAATGATGAGTAACAACGTACCTCAAACAAACAAAGCTCCTGGTGCAGCAGACACTAACGAACTTGGTGGATCAAACAACACCTATGCAGGTGATGACAGCAAAACTATCGGTCTAGTATTCCACAAGTCAGCAGTTGGTACTGTGAAGCTTATGGATATGACAACTGAGATATCTGGTTCTGATTATGGAATCATGTATCAAGGTACTTTGATGGTTGCTAAGTATGCTCTTGGTCATGGAATCCTCCGTCCAGAGTGTGCAGCTACAATCAAGCTATCTGCTTCTTAATTACACATACGGAGTACTCAGCAATGGGTACTCTTTTTTTCTTATAGGATTTCTATTATGAGTATTCAAAAACCTTTATCAAAAAAAGAAAAAGAAAAGGCAAAGAAAATGCGTGAAAAATTAAAAAACGCACCTAAAGAAATGAGGGGTGGATCTTTTAAAATAAATCCTTATGCATCTGCTATGAGTTCAGCAGCAAAAAGAACTCTTAGAGAAAAATTAAAAATTAAATAATTATGCCAAGTCATTACGATAGAGATTCTCTTAAAATTAAGAAATCTAAACCTAAAAAAAAGAAAGGTTTATATGCTAACATCCAAGCCAAGCGTAAAAGAATTGCTGCTGGATCTGGTGAAAAGATGAGGAAGCCTGGTACTAAAGGTGCGCCTACAGCAAAGAACTTTAAAGATGCTGCAAAGACTGCTAAGTCCTGACTAGACATAGCAGCTATACTTAAATTAAAGACACAAGGTGTTGATTATGTTTGGTAAAAACAAAAAAACTAAGACTAAAAACAAAATGCCAAGTCATGTTGGTTTGGTCGGAAAATTAAGAAAGAAAAAAGAATACACAAACTATGTTCAAAAAGGTGGAGAGCTTACCTTTACACAATGGAGTAAAACACAATAATGTCTATTGCTGCCACCACTGAACTAGAAAGCGTCAACATTATGTTGGCTGCTATAGGAGAGTCTCCTGTAAACAGTTTGACAGGTACTCTTCCTGTTGATGCTCGTCTTGCTCAATCAACTCTTACTGAAGTAAACAAAGATGTACAGAGTGAAGGGTGGAGTTTTAATACAGAGATAGATGTTACTTTTACTAGAGATGGTGCAAGTAAACAAATAGCTTTACCGACTGATATTTTAAGAATAGATCCTAATATTCATCAGCACCCTTCGGTTGATGCAATACAACGTGGTCTAAAACTATATGACAGATTAAATAATAAGTTTCAATTTGATGAAGATCTTATCTGCACTGCTGTTTACTTCCGAACATTTGATGAGATACCAGAACCTGCAAGAAGATATATAACAATCAAAGCTGCTCGTGTATTTGTTGATAGATTAGTTAGTGATGATGGATTAAGAACCTACACACAACAAGACGAGACTAGAGCAAGAGCAATACTTATGGAAACTGATTTAAGTAATGCTGATCATAACGTCTTAAGAGGTGATCCATCTTTAACAAGTGTCTTTGATACTTATTCACCAGCAAACGCACTGATTAGGTAACTATGGCTGTAGTATCAAGAGCAATTCCTACATTGCTTAGAGGAGTCTCACAAGCTGCTGATTCAACAAAACAAGCTGATCATGCAGATATACAAGATAATGCTGATAGCGATCCTGTATTAGGTCTTGCAAAGCGTTCTGGTACACAGTTTGTAGCTAACTTAATTAGTGGTGAAACTACTGTCGGTAGTCCTCATATAACAACAATTAACAGAGATGTTACGGAAAGATATACTGTTATTTTTACGACTAATAATGTAAGAGTATTTGAATTAGATGGTACAGAAAAGACTGTAAATAAACCTGATGGTGTTAGCTATCTATCTTGCACTGCTCCTAGATCACAGATCAAAACAATAACTATTGCTGATTTTACCTTTATTGTTAATACAAGTATTACTGCTGCAATGGATTCAACCCTATCAGCAGGTAGCGGAACACAAGCAATAGTCTTCTTTAACCAGGTTACAGACAACACTACTTATACAGTCACCATTGATGGGGTAACAGTAAACAAAGACACCTCGTCAGATAACCCTCTTAGTACAGCTACTGTTGCAGCAGCAATAAAAAGCGGTCTTGATTCTGGTCTTACTGGTTTTACTATTGCTCGTAATGGTCCTGTATTACATATCAAGAAAAATGATAATTCAAACTTCTCCATAGATTCTACTGATACTCAAGGTAATACACATATAACAACTGTAAAAAATTCAGTACAGCAGTTTTCTGACCTACCAACAGTTGCACCTAACGGAATGGTAGTTGAGGTAAAAGGAGATGAATCTACTAACTTTGATAACTACTACGTTAAATTTATTACTAATAACGGAGGAGCCTTTGAAGAAGGACAGTGGGAGGAATCAGTAGAAGCAGGTATTACTTTTAAATTTGATTATGGAACTATGCCCCATGTTTTAGTAAGACAGGCTGATGGTAATTTTAGACTTGCAAGAGTTGATGGTGATACTTATACGTTATCTGGTGTAACTTACACCTTACCTAAATGGGGAGAAAGAACAGTAGGTGATGAAATATCTGCACCTAGTCCTTCATTTATTGGTTCTAAAATTAATAACGTATTCTTCTTTAGAAACAGACTAGGGTTTTTAGCTGATGATAATGTGGTCTTATCAAGAGTATCTGAGTTCTTTAACTTCTTTCCAGAGACTGTATTAACAGTCATAGACAGTGATCCTATTGATGTAGCTGCCTCTCATACCAAAGTTGCGATCTTAAAAAATGCTATCAACATGGGTGAGAAGTTAATCTTATTCTCTGATCAAACACAATTTAACCTAACGTCTTCATCTGATTCTTTAACACCTAAAACAGCTAACGTAATTGTTACGACTGAATTTGAATCAACTGATTCTGCACCTCCTGTAGGTTCTGGTAGTTCTATTTATTACTTAACAAAGAAAGGAGACTTCTCTGGTGTAAGAGAATATATATCTCAAGAAGGAATAGAAGTAAGAGATGCTTCTAACATTACAATCCACATACCAAGACTGATACCAAATGATATTTATAAAGTTGCAGTATCAACTAATGAAGATGTTTTAATTTTATTAGGTGCAACAAATCCTAATATTCTTTATGTCAACAGATGGCTGTATGGATCAAGATCAGAGAAGATATTAAACTCTTGGTTTACTTATACATTTGATGATGGCAGAGCTATTAAGAATGTAGATTTTATTGGTACTGAATTATTTATTGTTACCGAAAAAATTGTAGCTTCTGGTAATACCGAAGTTGATTTAGAAAAAATGCCTTTTGCATCAGACTTTAAAGAACCTAATGCAGATTTTGAATATCATATGGATCGTAAGATAACTGAGGCCACAACTGGTGTTTCTATTGCTTATAACAGCACTACTAAAATTTCTACTATAACTGTTCCGTATAAGTTAACTACAGGTATGGAGTTTGTTGGTAGATATTTAGCATCAGGTGAAACTAGCACTTATGTAGATTCATCAAGCACTACACAAACTCTAAAGCCTGGTCAAAAATTACTTACTACCAATACAACGGATGGAACTACATCTACTGTTCTTGTTATGGGTGCTGATGTAAGAAACTCTAAGTTTATTATTGGTGAACCTTTTACAATGCACTATAGGTTCTCATCACAACGTCTAACAGAATCATCAGGAGGACAGAAGAGTGGTGAAATTATTAGTGGTCGTTTACAGCTAAAGCATTTTTATATCAAGTTTGAAGATACTGGTTTCTTTAAAGTAGAAGTAACACCTGATAACAATACAACCTCTACGCATAAATTTACTGGGCGTTTACTTGGTGCTTCATCTGCTTCTATTGGTCAGATTAATTTAGAGACAGGTACATTTAAAGTACCAATAATGAGTAGAGCAGATAGAGTTAGTATTGATGTAAAAAATGACACCTTCTTACCAACAGTCTTATCAAGTGCTGAATATGAAGCCATGTTCCATATGAGGTCAAGACGTATTTGATGGGGTATTTAAGAAAATCAAAACTTAGCGATCTTAATCATGTTGTAAAACACATGAGAAATATGGATAAGATGGAAGCCTACTATCAAACAGGAAAACAACCAGAAGAAGCACTACGACTGTCTTATCTATATGGTCAAACAAACATGGCTATAGCTGATGATAATGATAATCCTATTGGTTTATGTGGTGTTGTATCTGATGGTTGTATATGGATGGTAGCGACTGATGAGTTGTTTGATAATAGAAAATATAAAATACAATTAATAAGAGAAGGAAGGAAATGGGTAGATAGCCTATTGAAAAATTATGATTTGCTATACAATATGGTATATGCAGAGAACCATTCTGCTATAAAGTGGTTAAAGTCTCTTGGGTTTACTTTTGTTAACTACCACGAAGAATATGGAAAAGAAAGTAAACCATTTTACGAATTTTTGAGGATCTCTTAAATGTGTGCTGCTATCCCTGCCCTTGGATTAACTAAAACTGCAACAGCTTTGTTTGGTGCTAGTCTTGGAATACAAGGTGCACAAATGATTCAACAAAATAGAGTAGCTAGACAAACAGCAAATTATCAATATGAAGCAGCAAGAAGATCAGCACTATCAGCAGAAAGAGCTTTTGCACAACAACAAGAAGGTATGGCAGCAAACTTGAAAGAAACTAGACAAGCCAAAGCACAAGAAAGATTAGCAGCAACAGTACAAGGACAACAGGCTAGAGGTGCTATTGCAGCTACAGAAGGATTAAGTGGTCGTACTGCATCTTTATTATCAATGGATGCAAGTAGACAATCAGCTAATTTAAGAAATTCTATAAACCAAACAATGCAATCAGCTACAGGTCAATATAGAAGAAATGCTCTAGGACTATTAGCTCAAAGAGATAGTAGACGTAATGCTGCTACAGATATGCAAAACCAAGCGTATGCAACTGCCAGACAAAACAGCAGTGGTATCTTTGATTTCTTAGGTGCTGGTGTTAAATCTTATGCTGGATTAAGAACCTAATGGCATCAAGTTATCAAAGTACTTCTTTTCAATCTTCAGCAAGACCTGTTGATACCTTTGTCAGACAAAGCACTGTACCTCTTATAGAAGAAGATGGTTTTAGTCAGTTAACAAAAGCCTTGTCAGCAGTAAATCCAGTACTTGATATGTATATGCAACAAACTATTGAAGACGAAAAAGCAGAAGGATTTGCTATTGCTTTAGAAGAATCAGCAGATGGTTTTAAAGATCTTGTAAAAGATGTAAGAAAAAACAATGGAGAAAAGGAAGCAAAAAAATTAATTGGTGGCAGTATTTTTGCTGATAGAGCTTATCAAAAAACAAAAGCATCAATTTTAGGAGGTACTATTCAATCTAACTTTGAAAACAAATACACGACAACAGTTATTGATGGCAAACATTTAAATCAATATTCTTTTGACTCAGATGTATTTCAAGGTTGGTTGTCTGATACAAGAACTGAAATCCTTGAATCAGCGAGTGATATAAACCCACGTTATATAAATGAACATTTTTTACCAAAATTATCTAGTGCAGTAGGCAGTATTAGCACTCATCATATTGAACAAAATCAAGACTATAAGATTGAACTTATTAAAAATCAAGCGATACCTTTAGTAAAGCAAGTTATACTTTTTCAACAAGATCCTAATCAAAAAAACTTTGTAAGAGTTGATAATTTAATACAAGATTATGAATTATTAATTAATCAGCTAGGGCTAAGTTCAGAAGATAGAGGCAGTATTAACAAACTTATTTTAAATTCGTTACAAGGTGAAGCAGAAAATTTAGTTCTCGTTGGAGATGGGGATGAAGATGATGCTTTAGAAATAATGAACCTTGCACTTTTATTCCCTTATGGGCCTAATGGTTCTAGCAACCTTAGCCAACATCCTGATTTTTTAACTACAAGAAATTCAACAATTAAATCAACAAACACTACTCTATCAACACAAAATACAATATCAAAACAAGAAGCAGAAAAAAATAAAAACATAGATATAAATAATAATTTAAAATTGTATAGAG